GAAGAACCTTCCAAAACAAATTTAGATAAATTACCTGCTCCCACAGGATGGAGATTACTTGTTATGCCTTTTCAAGTTAAAGAGAAGACAGAAGGCGGAATTATAATTGCACAAGAAGCATTGGACAGAGCACGTGTTGCAACGCAAGTTGGATATGTACTTAAGATGGGGGATCTTTGTTATAATGATAAAGAAAAGTTTCCGACTGGTCCGTGGTGCAAGGAAAAAGATTGGGTGGTATTTGCAAGATATGCAGGATCACGCATGGAGATTGAAGGTGGCGAGATAAGAATGCTAAACGATGATGAAGTCTTAGGGACAATAGAAAGTCCAGAAGATATTATTCACGCAATATAACATAGAGGAGGATAATCTATGCAAGAAGAAAAGAAAATCGACGTCGGTGATGCGGACGAACAAGAACAAGAAATTGATCTTGAAGCTACACCGGTTCAAGAAACGCCAGCTGAAGAAATAGTTGTAGAAGAAACTAAAGAAGAGCCAACGGAAGAAAATAAAGAAGAATCTAAGGAAGCAAAAGATGAATTAGGTGAATATTCCGAAGGTGTTCAAAAAAGAATTGCTAAACTAACACGTAAAATGCGTGAAGCTGAAAGGCAAAAAGAAGAAGCAATTGAATATGCGAAATCTCAAAGAGATGAAGCAGATAAAATTAAGAATAGATATAATTCTTTAGATAGTTCTTATACGAAAGAGTTTGAAAAAAGAGTTACAACAAATATAGATGCTGTTAAGTCTAAATTAGCTCAGGCAATTAATGCAGGAGACGTAGAAGCACAAGTTGCAGCTCAAACAGAATTAGCTCAACTATCTATGGATGCGACTAGAGTAGCCAGATTAAAAGAGCTACAGGAAAATCCAGTTGTTGAAAAAGCAGTAGAAGCAGCACCAAAAGCTCCGGTTACAAAGCAAGTAGACCCAAGAGCAGACGCCTGGGCAAGCAAAAATGCTTGGTTTGGTAGTGATAATGCTATGACTTACACCGCTTTTGACATTCATAAAAAATTAGTTGAGGAAGAAGGCTTTGATCCAAATTCAGATGATTATTATTCTGAAGTGGATAAGAGAATAAGACTTGAATTCCCACATAAATTTGATAAAGTGGATTCAACTACATCTGAACCAGTTCAGAATGTTGCAAGTGCCAAACGTTCGGCCACAAAAGGACGCAGAAAAACTGTGAAACTCACACCCTCACAGGTAGCAATTTCTAAAAGATTAGGTGTGCCACTTGAAGAGTATGCGAAACAATTAGCCGCGAAGGAGGTATAAGCATGACAAACGATAAAAAAGTAAAGAAATCTTCCCGCGCGAGTACAACTAGGGCAAAAGACGAAAAGCCTAAAGTATGGACTCCTCCATCATCACTTGATGCACCGCCTGCGCCAGACGGTTTTAGGCATAGATGGATACGCGCTGAAAGTATGGGCTTTGATGATTCAAAGAACATGTCAAACAGAATGCGATCTGGATGGGAATTAGTGAGAGCTGATGAATATCCTAGTGAACATTATCCAACTGTGGACGACGGTAAATACGCAGGAGTGATCGGAGTTGGTGGCCTTGTGCTGGCAAGGATACCCGAAGAGCTCGCAAAGCAACGTGAAGAATATTTTAAACAATTAAATTCTGAACGTAATGAAGCTTTAGAAAACGATGTCTTGAAGGAACAGCACCCAAGTATGCCAATCAATCAAGAGAGGCAGACTCGTGTAACTTTTGGTGGCTCAAAGAAAAACTAATTTTTTAGTAATTCCTACCCATCATTTAACTTAAACCCTTTAAGGAGGATAAACGTCTATGGCAAACAGAGACAGCACAGGATATGGATTAAAGCCTTACAATAAAACAGGTGGTAATTCAAATTCTACAGGTATGGGAAACTATACAGCGTATGAAATTGCTAATGGAAACTCTACAGCGATCTACAAAGGTTCTGTCGTTATACCCCTATCTACTGGATATATTTCTTTAGTAGGTGCGGCTGACGGTGGTACAGTAGCTCCCTTAGGTGTTTTCATGGGTTGTGAATACGTTTCTTCCACTACCGGAAAACCAGTTTGGTCAAATTATTGGCCGGGCTCAGGGGCTGATTCAAATCACCCTATTAAAGCATTTGTTGCTGACGATCCGAATCAAGTATTCGTTGTCGCATCTGATGCATCTTTAACAAGCAAGGCTAACACAAGAGCAAGTGTGTTCTTGAATGCTGACATGTCAAGTGGAACAAGTGGTTCGACCGCTAATGGTCAATCAACTGCTAAACTTGGTGTTAGTACTTTAGCTACAACAGCAGGATTAATGCTAAGATTAACTGGCTGGGTCGAAGACGCAGACAACCAGGATTTCTCAGCAGCAGGTATCCCATGTTTAGTTAGATTCACTACACACTTTAACGCTGATAGTCTTGGTATTGTTGTTGGTACGCCAGCAACAACAGGCGTATAAGGAGGATAAATTATGGCTATATCACGCGCACAATTAGCGAAAGAACTCGAGCCGGGTTTGAATGCCTTATTCGGCCTTGAGTACAAACAATACGAAAATCAACATGCAGAAATCTTCGACACAGAAAACTCTGATAGAGCTTTTGAAGAAGAAGTAATGCTTGGTGGTTTCGGAACTGCAAACACTAAAGCGGAAGGTGCTGCAGTTGGATATGACGATGCACAAGAATCTTTCACAGCACGTTACACTCACGAGACAATTGCTCTCGCTTTCTCAATCACTGAAGAAGCTGTTGAGGATAACTTGTATGATAGTATCGCAAAACGTTATACCAAAGCACTAGCTAGATCTATGGCTAACACTAAGCAAATTAAAGCTGCTAACGTGTTAAACAATGGTTTTAGTAGTTCTTATACTGGTGGAGATGGAGTTGAGCTTTTCTCAAGTGCTCACGTTTCTATCTCTTCTTCAAGTAACCGAAACGAGCTAAGTACAGCTTCTGACTTGTCAGAAACATCATTAGAGCAAGCTCTAATTGATATTGCTGCTTTCAAAGACGAAAGAGGCTTAAAAGTAGCTGCTAGAGGAATGAAACTAATTATTCCTTCTGCTCTACAATTTACAGCTGAAAGACTTATGAAATCAGGTCAAAGAGTTGGTACTGCAGATAATGACATCAACGCTGTTAAATCTATGGGAATGGTTCCACAGGGATACACTGTGAACAACTTCCTAACTGATACAGATGCTTGGTTCATTAAAACTGATGTTCCTAATGGAATGAAGCACATGGTCCGTGCGCCGATTAAAACGGCAATGGAAGGTGACTTCGACACAGGCAACATGAGATACAAAGCTAGAGAAAGATACAGCTTCGGCTGGTCTGACTGGAGAGGTATCTTTGGTTCTGAAGGAGCGTAAGGTTAACTAACGCTAAATTAAACTAGGGGCGCTTCGGCGCCCCTTTTTATTTGCATTCCCTATATTAAAAGAGTATATTCATTAAACTGCACAAATTAAAAATAGTCAGCATGGACTCGTGCAGTAGACAAAGTCTCAGACTATGTTGGCGGAATGGAGACAAATATGGCTAACTCAACTTTTAGCGGAACGGTCAGATCAGAATCTGGTCTAAAGGTCGTTTCTAAAAATTCATCTACTGGTGCTTATACAGACAAAATGACGTTTGATTCATCTGGTAGAATGATCACTACAACTGGTTCACACCTGAAGTACACAGCTGCTTCTGGCTATGGACCTGCTGATTTAATCATCGGTAAAGGCGGAAGTTCTGCTGCTACAGCAGATCCTTTCTCTGAAAGCTCAACTGCATTATTTCCATTAGGAACTAAACTAGTCTACAACGACAGGGAGTTCGTATATGGGGGATGTGGTGGAACAGCAATTACTGCTGGTAAACTTGTGCAACACGTAACAGAAGTTGCTAACCACACAAACATGACTGCAACTGCAGCTGTTGATGCTGGTGAAACAGTAATATCTGTGGAAACAAATGGAACAGACCTTACAGCAAATCAATATGCTGAAGGTTATCTATTTGTTAATGATGTGAATGGTGAAGGGCAATGTTTGAGAGTTAAATCTCACTCTGCTCATGATCACTCAGCTGATCCAAGTGTTGAAATTACTTGTTACGATGATCTAAAAACAGCACTAACAACTAGTTCTCAATTAACACTTATGCCTAATGCATACGACAATCTTGTTGTAGCACCAACTACTCATACAGGTGCATGTGTGGGCGCAACAACTGTTGATATGACAGCTGACTATTATGGTTGGTTCCAAACTAAAGGACCAGCTGCATTGTTAACTGACGGTACTCTTACCCTAACATCACCAGCAGTTCGTTCAGACGGAACTGCAGGAGCAGTTGAAGTGTTAGATTCTGATGCAGACGCAGAAGGACAAGTTATCGGACAAGTTATGTGTGTCAGTGCTACTACTGAATACTCGTTAATTTGGATGAATATCTAACAAATAAATTATGTGGGCCTTCGGGCCCACAGTTTCTTGATTAAGGAGGGAAACAAATGGCGGATACAGTAACAGGACCAGAAGTCCTACAAGAAAACGATAAA